ATATTAATTGTATCAATTATTGACATGAGAAGAAAACGCATGTATTATATAGATAACTTAATAAGTTGTGGTAGAATCAGCGTGTCAAGTGATGAATATCCGCAGAGTATGAATGCGGATCAAATTGTGTTTAACAAACAATATAGAAATTTAATAAAAGGACATGCATAATAATGTTATAAAAAATAGTAAAATTACTGTTTGTATATTTGGTAGACAAATAGATGTTTTATATTCAGATAAAAATGCGCCTGAGTATGAGGAAAATTCATTTAATATTTTGAATTATGAAAATGATCATGAATTAAATGATATCATAAAAAAATATGACCCTCACGTTTTTGTAACTTTTGGTGATTGGAATAAATACAAAAAATTATCAAGTTCACCACTTAGTGTAAGATCAAAATGGTTAAATTACCCATCTCCACCTTCACTTGATGAATTGGGAAAAAACATAATACGTTGTTATCTTCAGACTACATTAAATTATGATGATACAACGTCAAATGATCCATTAGTATCTGTATTTACTCCCACACACAAAACAGGATCAAAAATATTTAGACCACTACAATCATTATTAAATCAAACATATCAAAATTGGGAATGGATCATAATTGATGATTCTGATGACAATAATCAAACATTTAATTTGTTAAAAGAAATAAGTGAAATTGATCATAGAATAAAAATATTCAAAAATCCAAGAAAATCAGGAAGTATTGGTGAACTAAAAAGATGGGCAGCTGGATTATGTTACGGTGAATATTTGTGTGAATTGGATCATGATGATGAACTCACAGATAAATGTTTGGATTATGTAGTAAAAACTTTTCAAAAATACAAAGATGTAGGATTTGTATACACTGATTCTACTGAAGTATATGAAGAAGACGGTACATGCGTTAAATATCCAGAAGGATTTTCTTACGGGTATGGTTCATACAGAAAAGAATTTTACAAAGGAAAAATGTATGATGTGGTAAATGGACCAAAAATAAATCCAAAAACAATTAGACATATTGTAGGCGTTCCTAACCATATTAGATCATGGAAAAAAGATATTTACTTTAAAATAAAAGGTCATAATCCAAATTTACATGTTTGTGATGATTATGAACTAATAATTAAAACATTTTTGACCACAAAAATTGCATATATCCCAAAACTAGGATACATACAATATAGAAACAAAGAAGGCAATACTACATCAGAAAGAAACAAAGAAATACAAAGATTAACTAGAATAATAAAAAATTCATATGACCCATTAATACATGATAGATTTTTAAAATTGGGTATTAATGACTTTTTATATGATGAAAAAACTCAAACGTCAAATTTAGACACTCCAAATCCAAGTACTGAACAACACGTTTGTATTATTTCTGATGTAAATTAATTTGTTTATAACATTGTCTAAAATTATTAGAGTAATCTAAGAATTTACCTTCTATATCAGAAAATCCAGATATCTGAGAACTTAATAATTCATCTGATGCAAAACAATTGTTTTCATATTGAAATTCTCTAACTAAATACCAAGCAATTGATTCATATTCCTCAGAATAATTTAAAATGTCTAATTCTGTGTTTAGTTTTAAACTTTTTAATATTTTATCCATTCCTCTAGAAGAATATGCAAGTGAATGTGTGCAAAATCCTGTGTTGACCTTTACCAAATTATCAGAATATCTTTCAGTTGGTTCATAATCATATCCTTTCACAAAATAAGAACCTAGATAAAAAAGATCCCAATCTAATGGAAGTTCATTTAAACTTTTTTTCAATTTTACCTCAAATTCATATGGTTCTTTCAAAAATAAAAAGTCATCTTCTAAAACCAAAATATTAGAATAATTTTTAAGTTTAGCTTCTTTTATTATATTGTAATGTGAAAGAACACACCCAATATGCGCATTAGCTTTTGCTGAAAGTTTTGGGTGACTATACTTTATAGCCTCAAATCTTTGCACATTAGATATACCAAATTTAGAAAATTGATTAAGACAGTTATTCCATCTATCCACACGACTGCTCAAATTAATACAATAAACTTTTTCAAAAAATGAAAACATATTGTATATTATTATTTATTTTCTAAAATTGTCAATCTATTTTTCAAATCTTGAATTTGATATTGTTGTTCCTTAATTGCTTCAGTTAATACTGCAACCATTCTTGAATAGTCTACTGCTCTAGCATCCTTAACTTCATCATTTAATTCCCATTCACAAACCAATTCAGGAAATACTTCTTGTAAATCTTGAGCTACGAATCCAATAACCGGAATATTTAATGCATAACCATCTCTAACGCTATTTATAAATTCATTCCATTCATATTTTACACCTTTTAATTTCATTACCTTCTCCAATGCATTTTCAATTGGAACGATCTTTTTCTTGAATCTTCTATCTGAAGAAGTTGGAAAACATGTAGCATGAACTTGACCATTAAAGTCTCCTTTATAAGAAGATGGTGTTACACCTACGCCTAAATTTCCGTTTGCATTAAGCTGTGCTACTAAAGTACTACCATTATAGAAAGCATGTATACCAGTGGAATATGCCATGATTTCAAGTTGTCCAGCAGAAACACCAAATCCATAACAACTTGTTCCATCATAGTACAACTTAATCATTTGTTTTGACGGTGTGCCAGAAGTGTTAGCATAGGTAGTACCAAAACTAATATCTGATGGAGTAGCAGAAGCTACAGTAGATGGTAAAGTCAATTTAGCACCAACAGTAGTTGTTCCAATACCAATATTACCACTACCATCTTCATAAATATTTGAATTACCAAGAGTAGTAGCAGCAGTAAATTTAGCATGATAACTTGTTGTACCACTTGCATTTGCTGATCCAGCAGGGCCAGCAGGACCAGTAGGGCCAGCAGCACCACTTGTTCCACTACTTCCACTTGATCCGTTATTACCATTGTTACCACTAACACCACTTGATCCAGATGAACCACTTGATCCGTTATTACCGTTGTTACCGTTGTTACCAGCAACACCCTGACGACCTTGTGGTCCTTGTGGACCTGTTCCGCCTGGAGCACCACTAGTTCCGCTTGATCCGCTGTTACCAGGAGTACCAGATGTTCCGCTTGATCCACTGTTACCACTTGATCCACTTGAACCAGATGATCCACTTGATCCAGATGATCCACTTGATCCATTGTTACCGTTGTTACCGTTGTTACCAGCAACACCCTGACGACCTTGTGGTCCTTGTGGACCTGTAGCACCGCTTGTACCACTTGATCCGCTATTGCCAGGAGTGCCTGATGTACCACTTGATCCAGATGAACCACTATTACCACTTGAACCACTTGATCCGCTTGATCCAGATGTACCACTTGATCCACTGTTACCACTTGATCCGCTTGATCCGCTTGATCCGCTTGATCCGCTGTTACCACTTGAACCACTTGATCCACTGTTACCACTTGAACCACTTGATCCGCTTGATCCGGATGAACCGCTTGATCCTGCTAAACCTTGACGACCTTGTGGTCCTTGTGGACCTGTAACACCGCTGGTTCCGCTTGATCCTGATGTGCCTGAACTGCCAGATGTACCACTACTTCCGCTTGTCCCACTACTTCCGCTTGTCCCGCTGCTTCCACTTGTTCCTGAAGAGCCGGATGAACCTGCTGCGGTAGCGGTTGACTTATAAACAACACCTGTAGTGTTATCTACTGTTAAGTAGTAACCCGTTGAATTGGTTGTTAATCCATCAATTTCTAGTGGATCGGATGAGCCAGAAATATGTAATCTTCTATTTGGTGTAGATGTACCAATACCAACGCTACTGCCTGTTATTACAAATGCGTTTGAATTGAATGTTCCGCCAACTACTTTATTATCACTGAACACTTCAAGAATTGGTAGACCTGAGATATCATTTACACTGAATAGTGAACCGCTTAAACTATCATCTACAGCAAATAGTGATCCACTAGTACCTTCTACTCTAAATACAATTGATCCTGCAGCAAGTGATCCACTACTGTTTACATTCAATTTAGCATTCGGTGAAGTTGTTCCTATCCCTACGTTACCACCACCATCTGCTTTGATGGTCATACGAGTGGTCATTGTTCCGCCAATATTTTGTCTGATTTGGACATCTCCCCATACTTGACCAGCACTAGTAGGGTACGTATTGTCAATATAAGATATCGCTGAGTTAGGATTATAAAGTAAATGTAATCCATGTGTGTCAGAATTATTGTAACTAATCTTGATACCTTGATCACCACCGCTTGAATTGTCAATTCTAACAAATGGATTAGTACCACGAACATTTAACAACGTATTAGGACTTGTTGTGCCTATACCAACATTACCAGACGTATTAATAATCATTGCATCTCTACTAGTAGTGCTAGAATGTTGTCTAAAATAAAATTGACCAAATCCAGAAGCCCCGCCTCCGGTATATACAGAACCCAAAACAGTTTGATCACTGCTTACCAAATATTCTAAGTATCCATATTGTCCATATGATCCAGGTCTTTGAACTCTTATACCATTTGCACCAGAACCTAAATCAGACCCGTGATATAAATCTAATTTTGCTAATGGAGCAGTTGTGCCAATACCAACATTACCACCATTAGGATTTAATAATAATGGATAATTTGCTGCTAAATTTGTAGAATCACTGCATTGTATCCATGATCCATATGGTGATGCATTTGCAACACCCATATACATACCATGTGTTCCACCAGCAGTTTTAGCTCTTAATGTTAAATATCCAGCAGGAGTGGTACCAGATGATGCGGGATATGCATTTGCAGCTTCAATATGAAGTCTTAAATCAGGAGCAGTTAATCCAATGCCAACACATGAACCTGACTCAAATATTGGAGTAGCTGTATTTGCAATTGTTGATGCGCTGCTAAATTTAACTATATATCCAGTTGTTCCTGATACTGTAACGGATGTTCCTGAACTACCAGATGAACCGGAAGATCCACTTGTACCACTTGAACCGCTTGTTCCAGAACTTCCGCTTGTACCACTTGATCCGCTTGTTCCAGAACTTCCGCTTGTACCGCTTGATCCACTTGTTCCAGAACTACCACTTGATCCAGAAGATCCGCTTGAACCAGATGATCCAGATGTACCTGAACTACCACTTGATCCAGAAGATCCGCTACTTCCACTTGATCCTGCTAAACCTTGACGACCTTGTGGTCCTTGTGGACCTGTAACACCGCTTGTTCCGCTACTTCCACTTGTTCCACTTGACCCAGATGTGCCTGATGACCCGCTTGAACCAGATGTTCCAGAACTTCCAGAAGTTCCGCTTGAACCAGATGTACCGCTTGATCCACTTGATCCGGCTGCAGTTGCAGTAGATTTATAAACTACTCCTGTGGTATTATCTACGGTTAGGAAATATCCAGTTGCATTTGTGGTTAATCCATCAATTTCAACTGAACCAGAAACGTGTAATCTAGCTGCTGGTCTTGATGTACCAATACCAACGCTACTACCTGTTAATACCAATACATTTGATCCATATGTACCTGCAATTATAGTATTATCACTAAATACTTCCAAAACAGGTATACCAGAAATTGTATTTACACTAAATAATGAACCGCTTAAATTATCAGTTACTTCAAATAATGTACCATTTCCACCGTCAGCTTTGAATATACTTAAATTACTTCCACTGCCATATACATTCAATTTGCTAGTTGGTGAAGTGGTACCAATGCCTACGTTACCGTCACCTGCAATGCGCATTCTTTCATTGTTACCATTGGTATAGAATACCATAGGCGCATTACTATTTTGTTGAATATTAAATGAATTTACACCTCCATAACCTATTTGTGATGATCCATTCACCCAAATATCAGCTTTTACTGAGTTACCTTCATAATATATTAATTCCGCATAATCAGTTGCACCTGAATTTCTTATAGCAATTTTACCACCTGCACCATATACATCCAATTTTTGTATTGGACTACTTGTACCAATACCTACGTTACCATTTTCTTGTACTCTAAACAATTCAGTGCCAGATTTAAGCGCATTGTTTTGTACAATAAATGCCTTATCTGTATCATTATTATTAGCATCAATGTTTACATATACGCTACCAGCACTTGCTAAATATAACGCACTATTTGAATCACCATTTTGAACCAAACTTAAATCATAACTGTTATCTCTTTGTAAGTATATATTACTCGTATCATTACCAAGATAAAGAGCGCCTGCTAAAGATGATGTTGCAATTCTTGCTGAACCAGATATTACAGATAATTTGTTAGTAGGACTTGTTGTGCCTATACCCACGTTACCATCATTTGCAATTGTCATTCTGGTACTAGCCGCAGATCCTGCTGATGTGCCAAATTCAAGTCTATAATAATCTATTCCCGTACCTTGTATACCTCTTATGTATGCGGAGTATGGATAATATGTTGATTGAGCATTTCCTAATTTTAATTCAGCATAATAACCATCAACATTACCATCTACTGATACTAAAATTGTAGACGGAGAAACACCTTGAAATGTCGCTACAGGATCAGTTCTATTATAATAAGCCGTACTATTTGAAGATATTACTGATAATTTATTTAATGGACTTGTTGTACCTATGCCAACGCTACCACCATTAAAATATGAACTAGCTGCTGCTCTTATTAAAAATCCAACATCAGTTGATGTTCCTCCAGATGTATAACCTTCAATTTTTGCGCCATTAGTATCATCACGCATTAATACTAATACGCGATTTGTATCATTTGAAGTATTTACTTTTGATAATATAACACCATTCCCGTTTGTTGTGCCAATAGCAACAACACCACCCCAATTATTTGTAAGAGTTCCAACTGTTAAAATTCCTGTAGAAGTACCTGCAATTTGCAATGTCGAATTTGGACTACTTGTGCCTATACCTACGTTACCATCCGCTGTAAATCTTATAGTTTCAACCCATGCACTAGGATAGTATCTGCCTATGCCCATTGCAGCTGTACCAACTCTGGTAATTGCTAAATCTCTATTTGTGTTATCACCCAAGTAATATGCAGTTCCAGTTCCAACCGCACCAGTTACACCAATAAGATAAGAACTACCTGATACTGTCAATCTTTCACCAGGACTTGTTGTACCAATACCAATACATGACCCAGATTCAAATATTGGAGCAGCAGTATTTGCAATAGTTGATGCACTACTAAATTTAACAACATATCCGGTTGTACCAGATACAGTAACAGATGTACCAGAACTACCACTTGATCCGCTTGACCCGGATGTACCTGAACTACCAGAAGTTCCACTTGAACCACTTGATCCAGAAGTTCCGCTTGAACCAGATGTACCTGAACTACCAGATGTACCACTTGATCCACTTGTACCTGAACTGCCACTTGAACCACTTGTGCCTGAAGAACCACTTGACCCAGAACTACCACTTGATCCACTTGATCCTGATGTACCTGATGAACCACTTGTTCCACTTGAACCAGATGTACCAGAACTACCACTTGATCCAGATGAGCCAGAAGAACCACTTGATCCAGAACTACCACTTGATCCTGATGTGCCTGAAGAACCTGACGTACCGCTGCTACCGCTTGTTCCGCTTGATCCGCTTGATCCAGAACTACCACTTGATCCTGATGTGCCTGAAGAACCAGAAGATCCGCTAGTACCACTTGATCCTGATGTGCCTGAAGAACCACTAGTTCCACTTGATCCAGAACTACCACTTGAGCCAGATGATCCTGAACTACCACTTGAACCGCTTGAGCCGGATGATCCGCTTGTTCCAGAACTACCACTTGAACCTGAAGTTCCACTACTACCACTTGTTCCACTTGAACCAGATGCGCCACTATTTGTTTTTGATACAACGCCGTTTGCGTCAACTGTCAAAAAGGATGTATTGCTTGCGCTTGATGATAAGTTTAATATCTGCAATGGTTGTATTGCAGCAGATGAACTTATTATTAGACTACCTGTTATTGTGGTTGACTGTAAAATTGCCATAATTCACTTTATAAATATAAAACAGTTTAGTTAGTTATCATTTAAAATTGTTTCAATTTATTAGATAAATCCTCAATTTGTTTTTGTTGATTATCTATGATATTTTTCAATTCTTTGATACTTTGAATCAATACTGAGGTTATTTTTCCATAACTGATTGAATCATTGTTTTCAGAAGTAAATTCAGGATATATCTTTGCAACTTCTTCTGCAATTAAACCAATACTGTGTTTATCATTTGTTTTATAATTAAATGATACAGGTTTTAATTTCATAACATTGTCCAATTGACTTGAAAGCGGTAATATATTATACTTAACTGCTTGTGTAGAAGTTTCAGTTAAAGATAAACATGTAACGGTTGAACTTACATTCAAGTTACTTGCAGTAATATTAGAATTTGTAGATAATGAACCATTCAGATTAACGCTACCTGTAAATTGATGCGTGTTTGTTGATGTAAATCCGAGTCTACTGCTGCCACTTACATCCAATAAAAAGGCAGGAGAAGTTGTTCCTATACCAACATTACCATCATTTTTTAACGTTAGAGCGTTTACAATATTTGCATTTGTAAATGATCCAGCAGTCACATTCATGAATCCAAATATTTTATATCCAAGAACAGGAACAAATCCTTCAAAATAAGGTCTATAAGCATGTGTAGATTCAACCGTTCCTGCTAATTCACCAGTCCATGTTAGATTTTGACCATAAGTATACCAAGGGCTATTATTAGCTGAATGGAATGTGTGTTCAGATGTTCTTATTCCACCAATAATTCTTGTTAGTTTCAACCCGACTGTTGTTACTGAATCATTACCAATTTGAGCACTACCTTGTACTTCTAATTTTTGAGTAGGATTATTTGTTCCTATACCCAAATTACCATTTAAATCAATTCTAGCTTTTTCAACTGAGTCAATACCAAATGTTAAATTGTAAATAGCACTGTTTGTACCAACATAAAATTGTCTACCAGCAGCACTACTAGATATAAAGGTTAATTTACCACCACGACCACTGTCATCAGTATTAGCCATGTTAAATGTTGTGCCTGTAGAACCCCATATATCTAACTTATTGTTGACAGAAGTTGTTCCTATACCAACAAGTCCACCACTTGTAATTCTAACTTTTTCAGTTCCGCCTGGATAAAATGACATGAATCCGTCATTGTGATACATTCTAAATTCATTAGTATCTGGTGCTATATAAGCATATGTAGAACCATCTCCAGTAGCTCTAAAATTAATTGCTGCTGTATCATCACTTGTTCTTCCAACTAAATGAATAGTTCCGCCGTTGGTATTATCAACAATTGTTAATTTGGCTGATGGACTACTTGTTCCTATACCAACATAACCACTTGATGCTGAAATTACTAAATCATTGCGAGAAATATCACTATCAAGATTTATTTTAACACCAGTTGCACCAGCATTACTTCCATAAACAGCAAATCCTGTTCCTGTTCCTGTTATTACTGCGTTACCAAATTGTCCAGTAGTTGTTCCATATACATTACCAACAATATGTAATTTATATAATGGATTATTTGTTCCTACACCAACACTGCCACTATTATTAATTCTAACTTTTTCACTTCCGTTTGTGGAAAATCCAATAGTGTCTCCGCCAGGTGAATATATTCCTGTATTAGTATCACCAACAAATGCAATGCCAGGACTTAATTCAGTACCTGTTGTAGCAAGAATCTGATAACCAGATCCCATTGATAATGTACCTTGTTGTGACAACGATCCATTATTTGTCAATCCAGCAATTATATAATTGTTGGTTGGTGTCAAATATGATGCAGTCAATGCATTAGTTGCCCAACTACTTGTACCTGTCAAATTTGCAGTAATACCAGATTGTACATTCAGTGATCCCGTAATACCATAGTTTCCAACTAATTGTTTTTTATTGTTCCATTGACCACCGCCATATGCAAGCAAGTCACCCTCTGCTAAACCTGATAAAGATACATCACTCAAACCAGCCAATGTAGTAGATACAGGATTTGTGCCACCGCTTCCAATTCCACCAACATTTCTAAATAATCCGCCTTGGATTATTGTAGATTCTGTGGCATTTAATAAATCTCTGCCTGCACCACCTTCAACAATAATGTAACCCAAAAATATAGCGTTTAATGCGGTATTAGGTGCTTCTGTAAATGGTTCACTATCTTTTGCATTTACCGCATCCAATAAAGTTGCATAAGTTGCATTACCGTAATAAACTAGAAATGCATTGGTAGGACTGTTAGGAATCCAAAATACTCTTTGTATTGTCCAATTACTATTACCCACAGATGTCAATTGACCAGTTGCGGTATTTACATAATTATCATTATCAATTGTTGTATAACCTACATTAGCTATACCCGTGTCAATTATTGGTGTGGATCCTGAAAGATAATATCTATAAATCTTGCTAGAAGTTATTGCATTTTCAACAACAGTACTTGGATGATTTGGATTTATTAAATAATTTGCACCTTCTCTATAAGCAGTACCGCCTGATTTTTTAATACTTAATGTTGGACTGCTTCCACTTGCTTGTAGTGTGTGTCCACTAATTTTTAACGGACCAAATGATCTGAAAAAGTCATCTGCTTGTTGTGGATTTGCATATGATATCTGAGGACTATTAAATACACCACTACTTACACTTCCACTCAAATGCAATACTACTCCGAGAAAAATTTGAGTATCCCATTGATTTATATCACTACTGCCCCAACTATTTGTTTGTTGTACTATACCGCCAACATTATCAATACCAACATATGTTATTTTAGCACTACCACTATATTGTATTGGTTGATTTGTATATGTTGGCCAACTTACTTGTTTTACTGTTGGAAATGGTGCACTAGCAGTTGAGGCATTCATACTAACAATAATGCCTTCACCAGCAGAAATATTAAATGTTGTTGAACCAGGTGTGCTTGTTATTACTCCACCATGCATCAAACCTGTATATAAAGTTCCTTCTAACCATCTTAAACGTGTAGTATTGGTATATGGTCCGTTATATTGACTGAAGTACATGTCATTTGTACTTCCGCTTGTATAAATGTAACTTGCACTTAAATTAGTTGGTAATGAAAATCCTCCAACAGGAAACATTTGTATATAAGCATTGCTGCCAGTTACCATCAACGGACCATTATTGGCAAGAATACTACTAGCAGTTAACTGATTTGATTGAATTTTATTACTTGCACTAATATTACTTGCGGTAAGATTTGTAATTATTGAAGTGCTTCCACTGACATAACTGGATGTGCCAACTGTAATACTATTTAAAGATTGTGAAGTAAGATTTCCTGATGAATTAAATAAAATTAAACTACTAGTTGCCGCTGTTATTTTTGTTTCAGTAAAAGATGTACCAGAACCACTTACTGTGCTGAGTATTAGATCTCCTGCATTATATACATTTGTGCTTCCAATTGGCATATTCTATAAATATAAGACTATTTCAGTTTGTATAAATATAATAACCCAAGACTTATTATTATCTTGGGTTATCAATTACTTAAACATTTTCAAGTTATTTTAAGCTATCCAAGTTGATAGTGGGACTCTCTTCCAAACTTGATTTGTGTACACATAAATAAAGTTGTTATCTACGTTTATTTGACCAGCTAATCCTGTTGCTGTTGGGCTTGAAGGAACTTGTGTGCCTACACCAGGACTACTTCCAGTTGTAATTGTAATTGTTGTAAATGAACCAGTTGCATATGTAATATATACCCCAGTAGCATAAGTAATACTACCTGTATAAGCTACAGTCAATTGTGATGCTGTAATTTGTGAAGAAGAAATACCAGTACCGACATAAGATAATGTTGTACCATTATCAACTAATGCACTGTCTTGCAAATTCTTACCTGTGGATTGTACTTTTGGTATATAATTTACAGTTAATGATGCTTCATTGCCAAAACTGCCACTGGGACCGCCAATCATTATTGCACTAGACTGTGTGAGTGGATTGCCAGTGGTTTGATTATTGCTTACCAACAACCAATTATCAGATAATGCGTCCCACAACAATGAACTAGTTACATTGTTAACATATGTACCGCTTCCGCTATCAAATACGTCTATACCAGCATAACGTTGTATTGGTGTACCTGCATTTAATACAATTCTGTTATCACCAATTATTACTGTACTTGAACTAATATTAACTATTGAACCTGTACCATAAATTGTTAAATCACCATACAAGAATGTTGATCCGCTTACATACAAGTTCTTACCAATACCAACGCCACCTGCAACAGTTAATGCACCGTTGTTCCATGAAGTAGCTTGTGTATTTCCGGCAACAGACAAATCACGACTAGCAGTAATGTCACCATTAGTTCCTAATCTTATATTATGTGTACCAGAAGAAGAGCTAATTGCATTTCCATAAACCTGAATGCCATAACTTTGAACTTGTAATCCTGAAGAACCATCACTTCCTTTAATTAATCCGGTGGCTAATTTTACATCACCAAAAAATGTAGTTAAAGGAGTATTAAGAGAATTACCAACATTTATTCCTGTTGCAGATGCAAATAAATTTACTGTACCATTTGGTCCATCAATTGTTCCACCACCTACATATAAATTTCCGCTGCTAGATAATGTATTTGTTGATGGATTCCATGTTAGTGTAGAGCTATCAGTTCTTAAAGCTCTTACACCAGTAGTTCCGTCCACAAAAGTCACATAATATGTTCCTGCAGTAGTTGGAGTATCAGTAATCAATACTGCACTTGCACTATCAATTGTACCAGCAATGTTTCCTGTGATAGTTAAACTACCACTTATACTAGTTGAACCAGTAATTTGAATAACATCTGATGTTGCGGTACCAAAAGTAACATTATCAGTAACAATCAAATTACTAGAGGTAATGTTTCTAGCAATAAAATCTGTACCAGCAATTATACCACTACTTGCACTAATTGCATATGATGTTTGAGATCCTACAGCATTGATTAATACTGCAACTGCACTACCAGTTAATGCGGTTGCACTGATATTAAACATAACATCAGAGCCTGTAGTAGCAGTGCTAATAAAATTAAGATCAGGTGCAGTAAGTGAACCAGTTGTCATGGTTTCTGAATAGTTCATACTATTACTAAACCAAATATTACTTGCACTTAATCCGGTACTTGCGGTGATATTTGTTGCATTTAATGTTGATAATGTAGAAGTACCTAGAACAGTTAATGGTCCAGTAATATATTCAGCTGAACTTGTGATTCCACCACTTGAACTAATAAAACTTGCAGTCAAAGAGGTTACTGTCAAATTTGTAAAACTTCCGCCGGGAATACTTGTGCTTCCTGTCAAGTTACCATTTGCATCAGTAAGTATAAAAAGATTACTACCGCTGATTATTCTTTCTGTAAATGGGAATTTCCCAGTATTATCCGCACTTCCGCTTGTTTGGGATATTACTATGTTTAGTTTGTTGTCGTTTGGATATGGCATAAATTAAATTGGTTAGTTATAAATATAAAAGTAATTAATAAAAAGATTATGATTTTGTATAACCTTGTGTTTCAGTTGGTTTTTCTAAATTATCAATGATTTCTGGAACAGGAACTCTATAACTATCATTGTTAGATGACATACCCACGCCAGTATTATAATAAGGTTCAGATGGATTGCTATAACTCTTGTTTTTAACTTCTTTGTTTATTGCATCCATTTGCGCACTGGTGACAGTTTCTGCTACAATATTTACTTTTCTTGGTGTTAAAAGTCTTTGAACAGTTGATTTTCTATCTTCAAAGCTATCAGCTAACAAATATGCATATACTGTCATTGGAAATGTAGTTCTTACCATTCTGTCTTTATCACTTGACACTTCAATATTATTGGTGTAACTTCCTACACTTACTCTAAACTTGAATCTTTGTGGATCACCCCAATAATCCTCTGATGCAAAGTTAATTTTTTCCAAAACATAATTCATTTGTTCAACATATTCAGTCCACACCATGAATTCATATTCAACTTTAACGTGATCAGGCAATGTTACTGCAAATATTTGATTGGTAGGTGCGCTTTTGTTATTTAACACACTAAATTTATCATATTTGTTCTTTTCACTGAATTTTGTGATGACTGGATAAGTTAAATACCTATTTAAAGTGGTTAAACTTTCATTTTTACCAAATGTATTTCTTTTGAACATTATTGCTGGAATTTGAATCTTGCCTTGATAGTCTCTTAAAAATCCATCAACTTTTCCAGCTTTCCATCTTTCAGGATTACCATACAAAATAGGCACTTTAACATTTTGTCCAGCATCTACTACAGTTGGATTGATTACATTTTGTAAATATTCTAATATAGCAGTATCAATATCCAACAATGTAATTGTTTTATTTTTTCTTGGATCTTGATCTCTTCTAGTATCTAGTGCAGGATTTACAACATTAGCAGATATTGGATTAATCTGTGTTTTATCAGTGTAATTAGGT